CGATGGTTCTCATCGCCGTCTTAGTCGTTCCAATTGGGAGCATTTCGCTCTCAGTTAGCAAATCAGGAGGTATTCGTGAAGAAGTCTCCAAGGCTGTTAGTACTCCAGCAGTACAACAATCTACTCCGGGACCAAGCGTGGGCTAATTACCTACGATTCCTGGACACGTTGTTGAGGTCCATCGACCATCCTTGTTCCCATGAGCTTCTACGCTTAAAAAACGCAGAAGATTACACGGGTATGGTGATGTTCGCTGATTACATCTCGTCTACAGTGTTTCAGACGGCAGCCGAGCATCGGCTGTGTAACCAGTTGAGTGCAGTCGTACGGAAATACCCTTTTCCAAAAGATCGTGTTATGTTCGATCCTCGGAAACAGGCATTTGAAACCTTCCTTAAAAGCGAACGTAAATGTTCGCGAGTAAATAAAAGGTTTCGTCTCTTCGCTTCATTGAGGAGTCCGCATGAAAGCGCACTTTCTAGTGCGCGCTCATGGATCCATTACGTTCTTGGCGATTTAAACCTCGCCTCCGTAATGGAACACTGCAACTTTGGACCTGGCGCTTCAATCGGCGTGCACGGAAGTGCTACCAATTCTGCTCGCAAAATATTAGCGGAGAGTTGGTCTGTGTCGCCGAGCGCCTTCTACTATGCTCGCGGTTTCCTGAAGGACGACGTACATATCCGCGAATACCTCTCACGAGGAGCGCGGAGTCGTTTCTTCAGCTTTGACAATGAGTCCTTTAATACAGGATTCGACTCAAAGGCTCGCTTAGTAGACTACAATAATATTTCGTTTGTGCCCAAGACGGTGAAGACCGAAAGGACTATCGCCGTCGAACCGTTGTTAAATGGCTATCTCCAGAAAGGCCTCGACGTACTTATGCGTCAAAAGCTTAAGCGCGTCGGTGTCAATTTGGATGATCAGAGTCGCAACCAGGAACTTGCCCGGCTGGGCAGTCTTCCTGATGAAGGCAATGATCCGTATGTGACGATTGATCTCTCTAGTGCTAGTGATAGCATTTCGATAAATCTTTGTCGTTACATGCTGCCATGCGATTGGTTCAGTTTTATGAACCAGATTCGCTCCCGGTCGTACTTGATTGATGGGACTTGTTCTCCTTATGAAAAGTTTACGACTATGGGCAATGGTTTCTGCTTTCCACTTGAGACGCTTTTGTTCGCGTCGCTGTGCCACGCTGCGTCGACAGAGATGAAGAAGCCTTCCGATTTTTCGGTTTATGGCGACGACATCATAGTTAGACGTAGCGTGGCGGACCGCGTCCTTGGTCTGCTAAGGATTTGCGGTTTTACTGCCAATCGAGATAAGACCTTCTTAGAAGGTCCTTTTCGAGAGTCTTGTGGGGCAGATTGGTTTGAAGGCATTGATGTAAGACCGGTGACGCTTGACTATAGCTTCGATTCTATCGAGTCTATTTTCAAGTTTTGCAATCTAGCTAGACGAAAATCGGTAATTTCACTGATTTTCTCTGAGGCGCTCGAGTTCCTCGAGTCTCTCATTCCTCCTTCGCTTATGTTTCAACGTCCCTACCCTGGGAATGTTGACACTGCTTTGGAGGTTCCGCTAGATGTCTTCTTGTCTTCTCCCTTTAGTCGCTGGCAAAGATATTTGCAAGCGTTCTCTTGGTTGGAGATATCGAAGTGTGCGTTCCTGGATTACCCAATAACGCATAGCAAGGGCTATGAACTAGCTCTCATCAGGGGTGCTTTACTAGGGATTCAATCTAGAACCCCCTTTGCCGAGCGCCGAAAGGTGCGCACAAAAATACGCCGTGTTTCCTATGCGGGTGGTTGGAGTTTATACCTACCTGGAGTTTTGTTATCCTGGTGATATGCTCTCCTTCCATTCAAATAGAATGCGTATTCTGGCTCCCTAGTTGTCTAGAGCCAGCTTCAAGCGGCTTTGTCTGCCGTTTTGTTTTGGAAAATTAAATTCTGACCTTTCGGTCATTTTTAATTTACCAGAGGGGCCCGTGTACTTTCGAG